CTCATGGTTATGAGGGTATCCGAGGGCGAGGCGAGCTTCTCGTCGGAGATCCAGAACGAACCCATAGACCCGGAGAATTGCGCGTTCGCCGAGGAGTGGTTCGACTTCTACGACGACGGGCAGCTCCCCCCGGACTTCTCCGACCCGAAGTTCCTCTTTGTGGCGGCGAATGACCCCTCCCTCGGAAAGAACCGAAAGAGCGACACCTCGGCGATCATCGGCATAGCAAAGGACACCTCGACGGGCTACATGTACGTCGTCATCGCTGACATCGCCAAGCGGAAGCCGGACAAGATTATTGAGGACGCGATCGAGGCGTCTCGTCGGCTCAAGCGTGAATACAAGAAGCCCCTCTACAAGTTCGGCGTCGAGACGGTTCAGTTCCAATATTATTTTGCCGAGATCATGCGGCAGAAGTCCGCCGAGATCGGCGAGTACCTTCCTATCGAGGAGATCAACAGCGTCCAGAACAAGGACGCCCGCATCCAGTCCTTGCAGCCCTTCGTCAAGAACGGCTACCTCAAGTTCTCGAAGCGGCACAAGGCGCTCCTTGACCAGATGCTCAAGTACCCTATGGGAAAGAATGACGACGCCCCCGACGCCCTGCAAATGGCCGTCGCCCTGGCCCTCTCGGTCAAGGTCGGGCGTCGACCGGATTACAAATCAGTTTTAGGCCGTGCGATCAAGTTCCGACGCGGGGCCTACTAAAAGGAGGTGGGACGGTTTGGCCGACCAAAGCAAAAATAAGTGGTTCCCGTGGCGGCGGCTCTTGAGGTCTACGCAGACACCGAGGCCGGAGACGCGAGAGGTCGCGGTCTCCCAGGTGACGGACAAGTACAGCGAGTACCCCTCGGACGGGCTCACCCCCGTCCGTCTGGCGGAGATCTTCAAGGAGGCCGACGCGGGAGATGTGCTCCGGCAAGCCGAGCTTTTTGAGGAGATGGAGGAGAAAGACCCGCACCTCTTTTCCCAGCTCCAAACGAGAAAGAACGCAGTCACGGGCCTCGACTACGAGGTCATCCCGTTCGACTCGGACGACCCGAGAGACAAGGAGATCGCCGAGTTCGTAGAAGCGCAGATCGGCGGGATCGAGGGGTTTGAGGATGTCATGCTCGACCTCCTGGACGCAATCGGCAAGGGCTTCGCGGTCTCTGAAATTATGTGGAGCTATGACGAAGGGCACGTCGTTGTCGGGGACATTCGCTCGCGGCATCAAAAGCGGTTCTTCTGGGACACCGTCGACGACTCCTTCAAGGTTCGGACGCAGGACGCGCCGGAAGGAATCCTTCTTCCTAAGAACAAGTTCATAGTACACAAGTACAAAGCCCGCAGCGGCCACCCTTCGCGAGCTGGCGTTCTTCGTGTGGTCTCCTGGATGTACCTATTCAAGAACTACACCCTCAAGGACTGGGTCGCGTTCTGTGAAGTGTTCGGGATGCCGCTCCGGCTGGGCAAGTATCAGCCGGGCGCAAGCGAGGAGGACAAGCGGGCGCTCATGCAAGCGCTCGTCGCTATCGGAGCCGACGCGGCGGGCATATTCCCGGACGGCACGACGATCGAGTTCGTCAACACCGAAAAGACCAGCTCGACCGACCTCTATGAACGGCTCGCCCGTTATTGTGACGAGCAGGTCTCGAAGGCGATCCTCGGTCAGACTTTGACCTCGGACTCCGGGGGCGGCAGCTACGCACAAAGCAAGACGCACAACGACGTCCGACATGACCTCACCGTCGCAGACTGCAAGGCACTCGCGGCCACACTCCGGCGCGACCTCATCCGCCCCCTGGTGCTCTATAACTTCGGGGAGGACAAGCGCATCCCCTATCTACGGTTCGACGCCGAGGAGTCGGAAGACCTCACCCAGACGGCGACCGTGATCGGGACGCTCATCCGGGAGGCCGGTCTCAAGGTTCCGACCTCCTACATCTACAAGAAGTTCTCCATCCCGAAACCGGAGGGAGACGAGGAGATCGCCACACCGGCAACCCAGGCACAGGGCGCAGGGATCGGCCCCTTCTCCTTCAAAGCAACCGCGCCGGAGACGCCGATCGCGCTCAAGGCCGGGGGCGCAGCGGGCCACGGGACGCAGGAACGCATCGACCAACTTGCGGCAGCAGCCACCAAAAAAAGCGCCGGAGCGTTCAAGAAGGCGTTCGGCCCTGTTCTCAAGATTATTGAGAAAGCCGAGAGCCTTGAGGAGCTCCGCGACATGATGGAAGACGAGAAGGCCGTCGCCTCCCTGTTCGGCGAGATGGACATCTCCGACGTGGAGGAGCTGCTTCAAAAGGTCATGCTCTACGCAGACCTCGAGGGGAGGTCGCTCGAAGATGGACGAGATTGAGGCCGTATTCAACCGGAAGGACATGACCTTCGAGGAGGCCGTCAAGTATTTCAAGGAGCGCGTCCCCGTGTCCGCCTCCGTGTTCTACCGTATCGCGGAGAAATACCGGGGGCTTGCCTTCACCGTCGGCGGCTACACGAAGGCCCAGATCCTCAAGCGGTTCTATGATGAGATCCTCGCAGCCCTGGAAGACGGGAACACCCTCTCGGAGTTCCGCTCCCGGATGAACGAGTTCCTCACCTCCGAAGGGTATGAGGGACTCGACCCGCTGCAAGCCGACCTCATCTTCCGCACCAACATCCAAACGGCCTACAACGTGGGCCACTATGAGCAAATGACAGACCCGGGCGTCATGAAGCTCCGCCCCTATTGGCAGTACGACGCCGTCAACGACGCCCACACACGACCGAGCCACCTCGCGATGGACGGCAGGGTATTCCCGGCGGACAGCGCCGTGTGGGACTCCTGGTTCCCTCCGAACGGGTTCCGGTGCCGCTGCACCGTCAAGACCCTATCAAAGCGGCAGGTCGAAGCCCGGGGGCTCAAAGTGGAGCAATCAGCGCCGGGCGGGGTCATGCCCGACCCGCACTTCTCCACCAACCCCGCGAAGGTACGCTTCACGCCGGATCTCAAGGACTACCCCGAGGCACTCGTGAAGGCGTACCAAAAGCGAGAAAAAGAGAACCCCTCTTTATAGCCCCGTAGAGGCCCCAGGAAGGGGCGAACGGGACGGGGGTGAAATTCCCGGGGCCTACCAGGAAGGCACCGTTATAACGCGAGATAACGGCGTTATAGACGATTGTGAGCACCACACCAAAGGAGACACCAGAAAATGAACGACTTTCTCACCCTCAAAGGGGGCGAAGTGGATGTCGGAGGAGCGCCGGAGGTTATCTCCGTCCTGCCCTTCGGTCATGTCGTGAGTCAGAAGGGAGAGTTCGACGTCGACGAGGAGAGCCTCGCGGCGATGAAGGAACAGATCGCGCAGCGAGGCGTCGACCTCGTTGTCGACTATGAGCACCAGACACTCACGGGAGAACGAGCCCCCGCCGCCGGGTGGGTCAAGGAATTGTTTGCCGAAGACGGGCACATCAAGGCCCGGGTCGAGTGGACAATTCCCGCGAAGCAGTACCTTGAGAACAAGGAATACCGCTACCTCTCCCCGGTCATCACCGTCCGCAAGTCGGACAACAAGGCGACGGGCCTCCACTCCCTCGCCCTCACCAACACCCCAGCGATCGCGGGCATGACCCCGATTGTCAATTCATCCACATTTCAAGGAGGAGAAACCAACATGAACGAACTCATCAAGAAGATCGCGGCAGCGCTCGGCCTGGGCGAAGACGCGGACGAGGAGCAGATCCTCACGGCGCTCTCGGCTTGTGTCGAGGAGAACAAGGCGCTCAAGGAGGCGGCGGAGGGCGGCAAGGCCCCCGGCAAGAAGCCCGGCGAGGACGGCAAGCCCGAAGACCAGGACGACGGCATCGTCGCGAACAAGTCCGTCTGTGAGCTCCTGGGCCTCAAGGCCGGAGCCTCGACCGCTGACGTCGCCGCTTCCATCATGGCCCTCAAGGGCGGCGTCGATGGGCGCGTCAAGGCCCTCGAGGAGAAGCTCGCCGACCGCGACGCCGAGGAGGCCGTGGAGCTGGCCCTCAAGAGCGGGAAGATCACCCCGGCACAGAGAGGGTGGGCCAAGGGGTACGCCCTCAAGAGCCCCGACGGCTTCAAGGAGTTCCTTGAGAAAGCCCCCCAGGCCGTCCCCATGTCCGAGATCGCCGGGGGCGACGCGCTGGCCCTCAAGGGCAACAAGCCCGACGAGGCGACGATGCTCGTCTGTAAGCAGCTCGGCGTCAGCGCCGAAGATGTCCAGAAATACGGCATGAAGGAGGAATAAGACCATGGCAGCATTGACCAACGTGAGAGACACGTCCGAGCTCGGCGGGAAGTACATCGCCCTCCCCGTCAAGGGCGCGACCACCATCTATCAGGGTTCCATCGTGGCGATTGACGCCACCGGCTACGCGATCCCCGGCAAGAAGGCGACCGGCCTCAAGGCGGCGGGCCGGGCCGAGGAGACCGTGGAGAACAAGGGAGGCGACGGCGAGGCCGTCATCCGCGTCGCTCGCGGCGTCTTCATCTTTGAGAACTCCACCAGCGGCAAGATCACCGCCGCCGAAGTCCTGGGCCCGTGCTACATCGAGGACGACCAGACCGTCACGAAGACCGCGACGAGCGCCTCGGTCGCCGGTCTCGTCATTCGCGTCGACGACGAAGGCGTCGCCGTCGAGATGGGCTTCGGCTACACCCCGGCGACGGCTGGCGCTTAATTCATACTGACAAGGAGGAAACAGAACATGATTGTCAATCAGCAGTCCCTTAGAGGGATTTACGTCGGCTTCAACACCTTGTTTAACAAGGCGTTTGAGGAAGTGGCCCCGCTCTACACCGAGGTCGCGACCGTTACTCCGTCCACTACGGACTCGGAAACCTACGCATGGCTCGGCGACATTCCGGGCATGAGGGAGTGGATCGGCGACCGCGAGATCCAGAACCTCACCGCGAGCGACTACACCATCAAGAACAAGGACTTCGAGCTCACCGTCGGCGTCGACCGCAACGCGATCGAGGACGACAAGATCGGCCTTTATAACCCTTCTGTCCAGATGCTCGGCCAGTCCGCAGCAGCTCACCCCGACGAGCTCATCTTCGCCCTGCTGGCGGGCGGCTTCTCGGAAAAGTGTTACGACGGACAGCCCTTTTTCTCCGACGCCCACAAGGTCGGCAAGAAGACTGTCTCCAACAAGACCACCGCCAAGCTCTCCATGGAGTCCTACATCGCGGCCCGCGCTTCCATGATGAGCTTGACCAACTCCAAGGGCCGGGCGCTGAACCTCGTCCCGAACCTGCTCGTCGTTCCCCCTGCCCTGGAAGCCGCCGCCCGCGACATCCTGGTCGCCGACTACATCAACGGCACCAAGAACACCATGCAGGGCACCGCGAAGCCTCTCGTCGTCCCCCAGCTCGCCGGGCATGACTCCGCATGGTATCTGCTGTGCGCTTCCCGTCCTATCCGTCCCCTTATTTGGCAGCAGCGCAAGAAGCCGAAGTTCGTCTCCAAGACCGCCGAGACC